ACACAGGCAATCAGTGTACTTCCTGAACCGCCGAAAGGATCGAGCACAATACAGTTACTAAGGCTTGAGTTCATAATGGGATATGCCACAAGTGCCACTGGTTTCATGGTTGGATGGTCGCCATTTTTCTTTGGTTTCTCAAACTCCCAGATGGTGGTCTGCTTGCGGTCTGAATACCAGAGATGCTTGCCTTTCTTTTTCCACCCAAAGAGAATAGGTTCATGCTGCCACTGATAAGGGGAGCGACCGAGAACAAGGGACTGCTTTTTCCAAATGCAAGTGCCAGAAAGATAAAATCCAGCATCAGAGAATGCTCTTCTAAAATTGAGTCCTTCGGTATCAGCATGGAACACATAAATAGAAGCGTCCTTTGCCATTACCGCTTCGGTATTTTGAAATGCCGCAAGCAGAAAATCATAGAACGCTTCGTTAGCCATGTTGTCATTTTTGATTTTTCCAGCAGTGCCTTCATAGTTAACATTATATGGAGGGTCCGTAACTACCAAATTAGCAGTTTTCCCATCCATCAAGACATCAAAGGTGTCTTTCTTTGTACTGTCTCCGCAGACTAATCGATGCTGTCCAAGTAGCCAAATATCCCCTAAATGCGAAACAGCGGGCTTTTTCAGCTCGCTGTCTACATCGAAATCATCTTCTTTTATATTATCCTTAAGGGAATCCTTGAAAAGATCGTCCAACTCTCCTGGGTCAAAACCTGTCAAAGACACATCAAAGTCTGAAGCATTTAAGTCTGTGATGAGAAGTGCCAGTTTTTCCTTATCCCAATCGCCACTTATTTTATTTAATGCGATATTGAGAGCCTTTTCCTTATCCTCATCCATTTCAACAACCACGCATTCTATCTCATCCATGCCCATACTCAGCAGGATCTTCAAACGCTGATGACCTCCGATGACTCTGCCTGTGGTCTTATTCCAAATAACCGGTTCGACATATCCAAACTCCTCAAGAGAGCGTTTAAGTTTCTCATATTCTGGATCTCCGGGCTTTAAGTCCTTTCTAGGATTATAATCAGCAGGGATTAGTAGCTTCGTTTTAATCTTCTCTATTAGCATACTTTTCCACCACCTCCCTTAACTTGCTGTATCTATTAACATCCTCCCAAGGAAACAGGTAGCTGTTAAAATGCCCGTAAACCGCTGTATCCGAGTAGAGGATATTTCTTAGATGCAGCTTTTCAATAATTGCTGCTGGTCTAAGGTTAAAAACCTCTTGAGCTGCAAGGGCTAAAATCTCATCAGGAACTGTTCCGGTTCCAAATGTGTTTATAGTAAAGGCAACTGGATTCGCTTTACCGATAGCATAAGAAATACTCACTTCACATTTTTTGGCAAAATCACACCATACAATATGTTTAGCAATATACCGAGCCATATAAGCACCGCTTCGGTCAACTTTTGTGGGATCTTTCCCACAAAGTGCTCCGCCTCCATGGGATGCAAGACCGCCATAAGTATCTACCATGATTTTTCTACCGGTTAGTCCAGTATCTGCAGCGGGTCCTCCTAAAACAAACTGACCAGACGGATTGATAAGAATTTCTGTTTCATCATCAAAAGGAAAGTCCTCAAAACACTGCCACAATACATTGTTTAGAATATCCTGCTTGAGCTCTTCCTGGGTCTTATTCTTTTCATGCTGCGCCGACACCACAATGGTCTTTACTCTTACTGGAGTATCATCATCATATTCAATCGTCACCTGAGCTTTTCCGTCGGGGAGAATACCTTTAATGAGCTTACCTTTTCGAGCCTCATCCAGTCTCTTTACGATTCGATGGGATAGTACAAGAGGTAAGGGAAGCATTTCTCTAGTTTCTATTGTGGCATACCCATACATGGTCCCTTGATCTCCGGCACCGACAGAACCATATTGTTCGTTTACACCATTTCGTGCTTCCAGTGCAGTATTTACACCAGCTGCAATATCAGGACTTTGATTGTGTACATATACATAAATCAAAAATTTCAAAGGATTATAACCCACTTGTTTTAATACATTCCTGACAATGTATCTGATATCAATTTTCTCGCTGCAGGAGATCTCGCCCGCCACGATAATTTTTCCTTTAGTAGCCATAACCTCACAAGCTACGCGTGATGCTTTATCTTTTCTAAGACATGCATCCAAAATACTGTCAGCAATAATATCGCACAGTTTATCAGGATGCCCTGCACATACACTTTCTGCTGTTAAATATCTCTTACTCATTTCACATCTCCTTATTATTATTTGCCTCTACGGGCAGTCAACAGTCGTTCCATCACATCATCCTGTGGATTTGTACCGGAATACTCTGTCGCACAGTTTTCACGAACAATCTGATATATTTCCATCCAGAGTCTGTTGGTTTGACTCATAAAATTATGGCTCATGGAAACGTATGGACTTTGGATAGCGTTGCCAGTAGTTGGATGCTTAGCAAGAAAACCAAACTCACTTATTGCTTCCTCACACTGTATCCACCTAGCAGCACTCATGGCATATCTTTCTAATAGCTGTGGTAGAACTAGATGTGCACACCCTCGCTCCTCAAGCCATTTCCACGTAAGCTCATAAATTTCGCTAGCTACTAAGGTTTTACCATCCTTTTGTACTGCTGAAAGCATAGCCCTTGGCTGTGGCATCTCCTGCCCTTGAAGTTCTGCGGTATTTTTAAATTCAATAACTTCCAGTTTTCTTTTTCCGGGATTTCCCTCAGCAATTTTATCTATAAGTGCTTTCTTTTTCTGACCAGATCCAATACGGGCACCACCTCGATTTGTACCATCTTTGGCCATTAACTCACCTCATTTCTTATTAAGGGGGTATTACCCCGTTTGAAACTGCGACTTTTTGCACGAAGCCCCACGCCCGTTGCACATTTAAATAGCTGTGGAGATATGACTCCCCCTACCGGGTTCCCCAACGGTCTCCATCTCTTGCTGTGATAGCTGAGTGACAAGGAGTACAAAGAGCCATTAGGTTGCTTTCATCGTGTGTCCCACCTCGTGCCAAGGGAAGGATATGGTGCACTTCAGTTGCTGGTGTCAGCTTTCCTTGTCTTTTACACTCTTCACATAGTGGATGGGCTGTAATGTAACGGTCACGTATTCTTTTCCATGCACGACCGTAACGCTTCCTCGTTTCAGGATCTCTCTGATATTTTTCATAACGAGAAGCTTCCTTTTTGGCATGCTCCGGACAAAAACGTCCATCTGTCAGTTCCGGACAACCAGGAGAAGAACATGGTCGTTTTGGTTTCTTTGGCATTTCGTACCTCCTTTGGACATGCAAAAAGCCCCCGCGGTATTTCCACGAAGGCTCTCTACAATTTTTCACAATACCATTGTATTATGGATTTCTAATAAAATCGTCCATGATATTACTCATTACTTTCCATAGAGTAGTAGCGCAAGATGCTGAAGCGCTCGATTCTTTTTGTTGTATGCAGAAGAACGTTCAATATTAAAGTGATCACAAATGTTATACACTGCATCAATCTGCTTTTGTTCATCATCCAAATAAAACTCCTTTAACACATACTGCTCATCTTCTGTTAAAGCATCCCATGCCGGTTGAAACCAGTCCATGTATTCCAGTGCTTGACGATAACGTTCTTTCAATACATCAATTTCATTGATGCAGGCAATGAGCCTTTTCTCTCCAGCTTTTGGATCATGGGTCGATGGCATGCCATTGATAACTGGGGAAGCTGGGGAACTCATTTCTTCGTTGAGGGTTGCAATGTCCTCATCGGTATGTTCTATGATGTACTTCATACTGCTGTAATCTTTTAGGGCGTTAATTGCCGCTGCTCTTTTATCTAAATATTGCCAGACAATGTTCATTTTATCAGACCTCCTTTAGTGTGGCTTTAACCGCATCTATCAGTGCGGATTGAGTATTGTTTTTATCATTTAGGGCTTTCATTACACGTTCATCAATGGTGCCTTTGGAAATCAAGTGATGAATCACTACCGTTTCTTTTTGTCCTTGCCGCCAAAGACGGGCGTTGGTTTGCTGATAAAGCTCTAGGCTCCAAGTTAGACCAAACCATACAAGAGTTGAACCTCCAGCTTGCAAGTTCAGTCCATGTCCTGCTGATGCTGGATGGATAGCTGCAATAGAGATTTCTCCATCATTCCACCTCTTAATAGAATCGCTAGTGGATAACACCTCAACCTCAAAACGCTTTTGTATTCGTGACAAATCATGCTTAAACCAATAAGCAATTAGAACTGGCTTGCCATTAGCAGCTTCGATTAAGTCTTCCAGTGCATCCAGCTTACGGTCATGTATATAAAGGACTGTGCCATGATCATCATAAACTGCTCCATTTGCCATCTGCAGGAGCTTTCCTGAAAGAGCTGCTGCATTTGCTGCAGTTACTTCTTCACCTTTAACATTTGTAATTAAATCCCGCTTCATCGTATCGAGGGTTTTCATTTCTTTTTCAGAAAGCTTTACAGGCACTTCGTTTATAACTAAGTCCGGCAACTTCAGGTAATCTGTCCCTTTCATGCTAATAGTTATATCAGATATAAGCTTATAAATTTCTTCTTCTGCTCCTGGTTTTGGTTTGTAGGAGAAGATCACTTGCTGATTACGCTTATCTGGTACAAAGTAATCCTCCCGATACCTACCAATAAACCTACCTAATCGTTGTCCCATATCTAATAAGCGATACTGTGCCCACAAATCCATTAATCCGTTGGAGGATGGGGTTCCAGTAAGTCCTACTATCCTTTTTACCTTGGGTCTAACTCTCATTAAGCTTTTAAATCTCTTAGCTTGATGAGATTTAAAAGAAGACAACTCATCAATTACCACCATATCAAAGTCAAAAGGAATTCCACTTCTTGTAATGAGCCATTCTACATTTTCTCGATTGATAATGTAAACTTGTGCTCTTTCCATAAAGGCAGTTTTTCTCTTTACTTCAGAGCCAACTGCTAAAGTATATTTAAGACCCTTTAAGTGATCCCACTTTTCAATCTCTGCAGGCCATGTATCTCTGGCAACTCTTAGCGGTGCAATAACCAGAACCTTACGAACAAGAAAACTGTCCAGTGTTAAATCAAAGATGGCAGTTAAAGTTATGACACTTTTACCTAAACCCATATCTAAGAGCACTGCTGCTATAGGATGATTGAGGATATACTCAGTGGCATAAACCTGATACTCATGAGGCTTGTATTTCATGAAGTATCCCTCCAATCTGATCTATATGGTCCAGGCAGAATACCAAAAAACCAAGTGCCTCTAACTGTCTTTTTCGCTTTTCTTGTAGGGGTCTTAAGGTTTTACCAGGTGCTTTAACCTCTACAAAAGCTAGCTTTCTATTAGGTAAAAGAATCAATCTGTCTGGCATTCCATCAAAACCTGGTGATGCAATTTTAAGTGCAATACCACCTATATCTTTCACTTCTTTTACCAGTTGCTGTTCAATCTTTTTTTCTCTCATATATCCTCCATGTTCCCTAAATCCAAAAAGTCTCTATACGCGCGTATATACGCGTCTGCAGGTAATTTCTTCTTTTTGTCTTTAGGATTATTTTTAATAATAATTATTGGAACAATGGAACAGGGGTTATAAAGTAGCCTACCTTACTAGGGGCTGCCGCCTGTTCCGATGAGATGTACCAAAAGACCGTTTTTGTTCCACCGGAACAGCTGAAATCTGTTCCATAGAAAAAATTGTTCCATGTGTTCCAAACTGAATTACTCTTTTGGAACATAAACCCACTGTGGTCCATAAAGCGGGATACGTTCTTTTTTAACGAGACCTGTCCATCCTCCAATACTCGCCATAATAGCTGATATTTCATTACCATCTACTCTTCGAAGGTTGGCTCGATCCTTTCCAAAGCATTCACACCAAATTTCCATATTAGAAACAGATTTTCGTTTCCAAACACCAACCCTTTGGCTTTCACCAAACTCAGTCCCGTTGATATAGGCTCGACGTTCATATAGATCCATGGTGTCCCAATCCTCAGGTAAAAGCATATCAAGGTACTCTCTAACCAAACCTTCTCGCTCATCGGACTCCATAGCTTCTCGCTGTTCTTCTTTTGCAAGCTTTTCAAGGCTAGCATCAAGGTATAATTTCTCTCCAGCCTTTACATAGGTAAGAGCCTCGGCCCATATCTGCAGAATTTCATCCTGCTTTAGCTGCCAAGATTTTTTTGTGCCATTTCCCGGGGTCTTTACCGGCCAAAAACGACGGTTTCCTGTGGTATCCCGTAAATAGCCTTTTTCAGCATTAGTGGTGCCAAAAAAGACACATTGTCTTAAGTGAGGAGTAGCTCTCTTGCCAAAGCTAGCTCGATAAATATCATTCTGGCGAGATAAGAAGCTTCTAAGTGTTTCTACTTCTGCTTTTTTTAGTCCAGCCAGCTCTCCAATTTCTAAAATCCAGTAACCTTGTAACTTTTCTGCTGCGGTCTTATCCTTGGTATCTGACAAGCTCAAACTATCAGAAAACCAGTCTCCACCTAACTTGGCTATAAGAGTACTTTTTCCAACTCCCTGCGGGCCATTTAAAACCAACATGGAATCAAACTTGATGCCTGGAGTCAGTACACGAGAAATCGCTGCACATAAAGTTTTTCTTGTCACAGCTCGAACATATGGATTATCTGATGCACCTAGATAATCGATTAGCAAGGTATCTACTCTAGCTACCTTATCCCACTCAGGAAGAGCCTCAATAAATTCCCGAATCGGATGATAAGATCTATCGTCAGCGACCTTCGCTACCGCTACATCATAGTTTCTTGCAGAAAAGGTTCCGTAGTGGGTGTCAATGTAGCTGATTAGCTGTGCATCATCTGCATCTCTCCAGAACTTCGATGGATGCGGCCAAGGAACATCACCTTTAATTTCGAGACTATCAGATAGCTGATTAAACACTATGCTTTTTAGGTTGGGATCATTTTCAAGTATCAAAATCAAATTTCTAAGAGTATTCTTAACCGTTCCTGTCTTATCAATCTCCAGCTGCTTTTCCCAATCTTCATCAATAAACTCTTTTTCAACCTGAGCCTTTCGTTCTTCAGCAAACTGCTCTTTTACCCGTTCATCCTCTAATGCCAAATCTGTCATGGCTCTAAATGAAGGTAGTTTACTTGGCGGTGCATTTTCTGTCACCTTTTCATCTAGTTCCCGAAACTTATGCACTCGGACCAAATCAAATGCGTTTAGCAGCATTCCACATGCTGGATCAGTAGCATGATGGCTATAAGCAAATTTACCATCATAGATTACCAAACCCGCTGAAGAATCTGCTGGAATATAATCAAATCTTCCATTCATATTACTAGGTTCATATACATCAGGTAGAAATTCTTCGATGGCTTCTTCAATGGTATAGGCTCTGCAAAATGCTCCTATAACCCCTTCTTTAATTAATGGATCTGCTTGTTTAGTAATTTTCCTTTGCACGACCTCCGACTGTCTTGAAGATACAGGCCACATGGAAGTATCCCGCCAATCTACATATTTTGAAAGATAGATATCTGGGTCCAATAGTTCACCGTCTTTCTCTTTAAACACAAATTCTCCATCTGACGGTGTAGAAGGCCAATACATTAGTCTTGAAGGTTCATAAGTGGTGTCATCGAATAAATCAATCCCAATCTCCTTTGCAACCATCCGACCAAGGGCTGGGTATTCATCCTCTGTTACTTCTCTTTTAAGTGGAATAATAAGTCTTAATCTTGGTGCATCTGGTGTATGTTTATGGGTAGAATAGATGCAGCATTTGAAATCATGTAACGCTTCAATTTGCTCCCAAACCTCTGGTTTGGCATAATCCATATCTAAAGTCAGAAGGGAACGGGAGAGGACATAACCATTTCTGCGTTTTCCTTCACGAAGGGCTCCTCCCACAAATCCTCCTACATCTTTTATTGAGTCCTGTTGAGCGCGACTCATTTTCCGAAATTCAGATACCGTTTCTGTTGTTCGTATGGTAGATTTAACTCGTGAGATAAAGTCCTCCCATGTGATATCATTGTTCTTCCACTTTTTATCCATTCGGCTGTTACCAACCGCTATCTTCATAGCTTCTGCACCTCCTCGCAGTTTTCAGAAAAATACCGGATAGGTATACGATGCTTCGATGCTTTATTTATCTCTGCTTGCATCCCTTTTGAGATATAGCGACCAAATACCCACAGCTCATCACACTTTCTAAGCCATACCATGCCAAAGTATAGTCCTAGTTTTCTTTGTTCAGGATCGCCATCATCTAGCACTTGAGGGTATAGCAGATGAGGAGCAAAAGGAATGGTTCCTTGCTTCACTGCAAACTTCAGGTATTCTCTAGCTTTATTCAGATTTTTTTCTATGTCTCCAGCAAAAGGAGAACAAATAAAAACGCAAGGTTTATAGTTTTTTGCTTTTTCTTCACGCATGATATTTTCCAAGGCTTCTGCTGCAGTTGGATCTGGATAGCCTTCAGCGTTATATCTATCCATAAGTTACATCTCCTCGAATTCGGACTCTTGTTCAATCAATGGTAAAATGCCATGATCCTTAAGAAGCTCATAAATGAACAAGCGTCCTTTCTGAGTCCAGTAAGTATGAACCTTTGAATGCATCGTCCCATCATTTCCAAGGTAAGTATGGGTTTTTGTCGTCGTATATCCATGTTGAGCGTACTTTTGATATAGAAGCCAAATCTTCCCTTGACGGAATTGAACACCTAAATTATGCAGATACTCATTAAACCAGCGCCCTGATTTTCCATAGTCCTTGGCTATTGTTGTAATAGACACCGCATCCTTACAGTTAAGTACCACATCGTAATAACTTGCTTTAGGTTTCATTTCTGCAATTTGCTGTTCTTGAATGCTAATGGTAGTAGTTAACTCAACATTTTTAGCTCTTTCCGCTTTAAGCTCCTGTAGTGCCTGAATCAAAAAGTCTGGATTAGCAAGTAACTCATCTGTAGCATAAAGTCCATGCCTTCTGATTGAAGGAAGCACCTCATGGGTTACCCAGCGCTTGAACTTTTTAGCTTCTGGCTTACGTGAAACCAATATCACGCTATAAAGACCACTTTCATTGATAATAGATACTTCCTGTTTTCCTCCAGGGGTGTCGATAATATCGACTCCCTTTTCATCACTGTCCAAACGAGCCATAACATCACGACTGTTTCCAATCTCTAATACTGAACATACATCTTTTAGAACCCACCAAGGATTTCCATCCTTCATTACTGTTCTTACTGTGTTGCCTTCATAGTTGAATATAGTTAATTTGTTCATATTGAACCTCCTGCTTATAGTAGTAGAGCAATAAAACATGCCCTCAGCTATAAGCAAAAAAAGAGGAGGCTTCGAACCCCCTCAAATTAATCTTTTTTATAAAAATCACATTCAAATCCATCAGCACGAAGTAGAAGCCCATGCGCCCAAGGCGGTACCTGACCCATAAGAACACAGACGTCTTGTACGCATATTTCTAAAGGAACCTCTAAAACTGCCTCATCATGGACATGCATGACAATATTTAGTCCTGCTTCATCCAGATTTCGCATGGAATGGCAAAGAAGATCTCTTGAAATGGCCTGCACGATGTTCTCAACAAACTTCGGACCATAGCTTTCAATACGCTCCCACTTCTTTGTGGCACCAACGCCTTCATACGTCACTGCTTCACTGCCGAATCTGTTAATCCCCATCCTTGGTTTGACATAGGTAAGCTGTCTCCCGGATGGCAGCCATATCAACAGCATTCCACTACGATATTCAAATCGGATACGATGAGTTTCTGTTCCGCATCTTTCTTTTACAGCTTTTTTAACTGCTCTATCGACATCCCACCAAAGCCTAACAATGTTTGGATTCGCATTTCGCCATGCATAGACCAAAGGTTTTAATTCTTCTTCGGTAAGACCCATATCAAGTGCTCCCATTGCTTTTAACGCACCAACTGATCCACCATACCCCAAGGCCAACTCCGCAATTTTTCCTTTTTGTCTGAGTGGACTACCTTTTGTGACTTCTTCCAAGGGGACCCTAAACATCTGGGAAGCGGATGCTTCGTAAATCTTGCCATGGGTAGCGAATACCTCATTTCTCCATGTCTCGCCTGCAAGCCAAGCAATAACTCTAGCCTCTATTGCACTAAAGTCAGCAACGATAAACTTATATCCTTTCTTTGGCACAAAAGCGGTTCGAATTAATTCAGACAAAACTCCCGGAATAGAGTCATACAATATTTCCAAGGCATCAAAATGGCCACCTCTAACCAATCGACGTGCCTGTTCCAGATCCGACAAATGGTTCTGAGGGAGATTTTGAACTTGTATAAGCCTTCCTGCAAATCTACCGGTTCGATTAGCACCGTAGAATTGTAGTAGTCCCCGAGCTCTTCCGTCAGTGCATACGGCATTTTCCATTGCGGTGTATTTCTTTACACTGGATTTGGCTAGTAACTGTCTCAGTTCCAGTACTTCACTCAGATGTTCTGGAGCTTCCTTTAATAGTGCCTTAACTGATGCCTTATCAAGACTGTCTGTTTCCAGACCCTTTTCCGATAGCCAGGACTTCATTTGAACAACTGAATTAGGATTATCAAGATCAGTTAGTTCTTTTAGTCTGCTTGTTAGCTCTTCTCTTACTTTTTCATCACATTGAATCGCTTTTTTTACCAATTCCAAATCTAACTGAATACCCCGATCATTGATTTGCTGATCTAGAATATAGTTATTCCATTCCTCTTCAGGCATAGGAAATTTCTGAAGCTTTTCCTGTATAGAAAGTTCAACTTCAACGTCTCGTAGATTATATGCTTTGAAACTCTCCCATTTTTCAAAAGAATGCTCCGGTAGATTGCGAGTTCGACCTCCATTAGACTGAGTCGCTTTGCATGGAACAGAGAAATATCGGATGAGCTCCTTACCCTCAGTCAGCTTTTTCTTATCTGCTCCTGTTACGATTGCTGCCCCTTCCAGAGATAGAGGAAGTCCTAGGTAGGCAGACCATACCATCGTACAACGCCATGAAGCAGGCTCAAGCCAGACACCGAAATAACGAGACAAGCAGATTCGTTCAAATTGAGCATTAAATGCCCACTTTATAATCTGGCTATCTAGAACTGCATTCTGGATTTCTTGTGGGATCTTTTCACCACATGCCAAATCAACTACCTGTACAGGACCACCATCCACACTGTAGCCAAAAAGTAGGATTTCAAAATCCGGTGCTTCAGCGTAACGATAGACCCCGCTTTTGGCGAGGTCTACGCTACTATATGTTTCTATATCTATGCTGAGGGTTCTCATGATAAAAAGTCGTCATCCACGTCAGTGGAAAAGTCATCAGCTGCATTGGTTCTACCGCCCAGAGGCTCACCATCGCGGATTTTTTGAATGTTTCCAAGACCACACGCTATACCCTTATTTCCATTGGAGTTAAAGGCGTAGAAGTTGATACTCACTCTTGCATAGACACCGGAGTACACTTCTGAACGATCAAGGATTGGATTGACGTTTCTGTCTACAATTTGTGGAGCAGTATTGCTGTTTGCATTTATAAAATAGCTGTTGGCATAAGCCTCATCATCCGGACGATCAATGTCGCCATCACGCAGAGGGAGCTTGAGAACTGCTTTATTGGGAAGCTTGCCACCAAATTTACCTTTGCCTTCCTCAATAGCAGCATTAACTGCTTCGTTGATAGCACTTAAGGTTTTAGTATCGCTCTTAGGGATAATCAGGCTCACACTGTATTTTTCAGCACCGCCATTGATGGATTTAGGTTCCCACACATTAGCATAAGAAAGTCTGACAACTCCTGTAACTACTTTTGTTGGATTTGTTCTTTTTGCTGTTTTTGACATAATTTTTATACCTCCATAAAATCATTTTTTGCTGATGATGTGTTCATTTCAGGACGCTTGTCGGAAACTGGTACTAGCGTCGGTTTGCCTGGTGGCTTCATAATTAGTCCACCAAGGACTTCATTAAATTTTGTCTTGCCCATCAATTTCTCCATTTCAGTAATAGTGATGAGACTTTGCTTGTATATGTCGCGATAACCTGCATTTTTTGCTGCTTCTGCGACCGCTTCTTCATCTTTATATTTACGGTTGGAACGGCCTTCGACTACTTTAAAGCCGGGCCACTTCTTTCCATGATTAACTGCTGCATCTGTGGCATAGGCTATAATCTCATTTGCCCAGCTGGTGAGATCACCGATAGAAGATAGAATGTCAGCAATTTCTTCATCTGATAAAAGTGGCGGTAGTGCAAACTCAAATGTAGCCAGTTTCATTTTTGCTTCTGCTCTTGCTCTACATTTCACTGCTGCTCGACAAAATTGACACCATTCTCCAGGGCAGTAGTTTCCGTCACCAGCGAAGGCCAGTTCAGCTTTAGGCTTCAAAACTTCTTCAGCCCACTGATACAAGCTTTCTTTTGAGACTATGGACGTGCTGACATTTTCTCGACGGGGCTGATAGATTGTCATTGAAACCATCTCGATGTCATAAATACCATCAAAGAGATCCAGTGCACCAAGGGCATATAGTTTCATTTGAGGATTGTCCTCTGCGCTGACTAAGACACCCTGACCATACTTAAAATCAATAATATGAAGAGTTCCATCAGCTATAATTACACAATCCCCGGTCCCAAAGCCATCAGGCACATACTTTGAAAAATCAAGCCGATGTTCTATCAAGATCAGGGGATCACTACAGGCCTGCTTGGCTTGCTCAATCACTTCAAGCACAAACTCCACGTAACCATCAGTATAATTGTCCATCTCATCTGAGTCATATGGAGAAACCGGCTTTTTTGATCTCATCTTAAGCGCTTTGCGGAGCTTGTGCTCACTTAACGCATGAGCTGCTGTGCCTTCAGCTGCAGCCTCACCACTGTTGTCATCAAACTCCAGTTCTAGCCTTGCCGATGGTGTACAGTTCATCCAGCGATGAGCTCCTGACGCGGAGAGAATTGCATGTTTACTCATTTCAACTCCTCCGCATCAGCAAGAATTGCAGCATACTTACTTGGATCAATCTGGCTGAGTTTTGATGCACCATACTTTTCTAGAAGTGCTCTTACTTCAGCTGTAAATCCGTCATGGCTTTTTTCCGCAAGTACCGCCCTTACTTCTTCTAAGGTGAGCTGCTTTTCTTCAGATTGTTTTTCAGGCTTTGGTTGCTCTGGCTTTGTAATCTCATGAGGCCCATTACTTGCTATTGCATCAGCTACAGCCTGAACACTATCTGCCAGAGCTCTAAGATCTGACACCACATCGAGAAGGAGCTTAATCTTACTCATGACCCACACCTCCTTCCTTGATTTCCTTTATTTCTACCGTCTCAACTGAGTCACCTGGAGTAATTACTAACAAACTGGCTTTCTTTCCAAATAGGAAATCAAGCATTCTCGCTCGGATTGTCTTCCGACTGCTTTGAATTACTGAGCTTCTTTCGCCACCGGGCCTTGCCACATTGATTGTGACTTTGTGTTTAAGGTTCATATTCCATCTCCTTTCTGGGGGCGATTTATCTGCCCCTCACCGATAAGCGAAAAAGAGAGTTCTTTCGAACCCCCTTTTCAGAAAAGATTTTTTTATAAAGGGTTCTTGCGAACCCAATTAGGATAGAATTTTTCTAAGTCTTTCTTGAAGCTTCTTAAGGCGACCACGAATAGCCGCTTCTGTAACACCTTCTTCTGTTGCAATATCAGTGTTGGATCGTTTTTCAAGGTATACTTTTTTGAAGAGTTCTTTTTGTTGTGGTAAAAGACACTCCATTGCCTTGGTTAACTTGTCCAGCATATCTTGATGTTCAGCCTCATCTTCTGCTTGTATAATTAGCTGTTCTGGATTCGCAGTATCATCTGCAAGATACTTATTGCGGTCATTTGCTGCTTCCTCTTCGCCATCATGATAAGCATCCAGATGTGTTGTCACTCGATAATCGTACCGGCGCTGCTCGTCCACTTCGTCATCATCCATAGTATGTAAAAGCTCGATATCAGCTTCGGTGACTCCATCTTCACCTGGGGTAATCACAATCTTTGTTCCTTCAGCAGTGTAATAAATGTAGTTAGTTCTCTTCTTTTTACTTGTTTTGTACGCTCTTTTCATAATTTGACTCCTTTGGTTTTCAAAATTTGGCTTTGAAAAATCCGCAGGAGCCGGTTTTCTTTTATCCGCAGAGCAGAAAAAAAGACGGGCAGGAAACACTTTCAAAGTGTTCATCCTGTCCGTCTAGCGGCTCTGCGGATTATTTCGTATAATTGCTTGATCACAATTCTTAAATTGCCTCAGAGTTAATAACTTTCATGGTGCCATCTTCCATGAACTGAATAACTGTCTTAAACCCTCTCTGAACAATTTCAACTATTTTATTTGAAGCATCTGCTCGACAAACTGTCTTACCATTACCATTCTTAATCACTTCCATGCCCTCACCTCCGTTTCACTTAATAAAGATAATTTGTTTTTATTCGCGCAGTATATTGATGCGTTCGCAAATATAAAATTGAAATTTGCGAAAATACGTGATATAATTGCAAAAAGTTGTGTACATTACAGATGGACTGTACAGTGTCAACTTCCTTTGAAACAATTGTAGTAAAAATAAAAAAACCATCTCTAACAGATGGGTACAGATGGATACAACCGGATACAAAGCATGAAGGAGGTAATTTCTATTGATATTGACATTTAGCGAATTCGCACAAATCCTGATGCCCATATTAGGTTCTGGGGCAAATACTGCAGAATTTACTAAAGAGTTGTTCTCTAATATCACTACTTTTCCAGATGATATGGATGGAGATTACAACCCTATTCATGACGTTACAAGTTCAGCTCTAAAAAGCTATTTTAATGGCACTAGGCCTATTTCATCTATGGCCAAAAAAATTAATAAATACATAGATATAGATAAGTTTGAGAACTATATTAATTCGGCAAATGAAGACGCTCAAAGCTCCTTAGGTAGTAAACTTTCGGAGTATTTTCCAGACATTAATGCGTTCAATACGCCTGAAAAGTGCGCTAAGATTTTCAAAGATATTCTTATTGAAAGTGCAACATCAGGAAAAAGCAAAAAAGCCACTTCTACATCAAGTAAAAGTGGCCAATTAATAAGTGTTGACGTGCTAAAAAACGAGTTTGGTCTACGTCTAATTTTAGAGTCAAATGGTATTTGCCCCAACGATAATTGCTATCAACCTCTGTATGTTACGAGCAACAATGGTAAGACAGCAGCTAATTACGAAATTGCTCAAATCGATCCAAAATTGAAACCTGATAGCTATGAAAACCTTATTGCTTTGTGTCCAAAATGTAAAAATAAGTATTTGTTATCTCCAAGTCAAGATGATATTAAACGCATGGCAGATATTAAAAGACATCTTATGCTAGAAGCTAATGCTATTGAAGCTTTGGCTGATTCAAAGATAGAAGAGGGCGTAAATAGAGTTTTAAGAAAAATAAGCACCACTCCATTCACAGAATTGATTCCTTTAAACTACGATCCAGTTGAAGTAAAAAGAAAGATTAAGAGAGACAATGTCCCTCTTTTTATCAAAATTCAAAGCAGTGTTAATATCTACTATCTTTATGTTGAGAATTTATTTCAACAGTTGAGTAAAGAAGGTCAATTACGGTTTGAGCCATTCTCCATGCAAGTGAAATTAAATTACTGGAATCTACGTGATCAGGGTTTATCACAATCTGATATCTATTATAAATTAGTTGATTGGCTTGCTAAAAACACAAATGAAAGTAAAGAACCGTGCGAAGTGATTATTTCATATTTCGTACAGAAGTGCGAGGTGTTCGATGTTATTGCCGAATAAAATTTTCACATATAACGAAAGTATATTGTCTAAATTCCCTTTTGTCCTTAAAGAACTGTCAATTTCTCCACAATCAGTAATAACTCTTTACATGAAGATGCGGCCTCTGATATCTGATGTGGGCGAATATATAGAAATCCTCGATTCTCTTTATGCATTACAGAAGATTGAATACGACGAAGATCGAGAGGTGTTGATATATGTTAGTTGAAATACATTGTGATGAATTTATGTCCTATGGAAAGCCCCGAAAACCTATCATTTTCCATGAAGGACTTAATACTGTGCTCGGCGGCCAATCAGCAGATAATTCTATTGGTAAATCTACGTTCCTTCTAATCATAGATTATGTTTTTGGAGGCGATACTTACAAGTATTCAGATGCTGCACACAAACTGAAAAACCACTTTATTAAATTTGCTTTTAAGTTTGATAATCAACACTATTATTTTTGTAGAGATATTGTTAACAGTGAGGAGGTTTCTGTTTGCGATAAAAACTATAATATTCAAAAAACTATACCACTTCAGGAGTTTAAAGATTTTCTATTTTCAAAATACAATATTAATCTTCCTCATGTTACTTTTAGAGATGTTGTCGGGCGCTATTTCAGAATTTACGGTAAAGATAATCATTCTGAGAAAAAGCCTCTCCACTCAACCAGCTCAGAACCAGCTGAAAAGGCAATCACTGCTTTAGAAAAACTTTTTAATGTTTTTGATAGAATTCAAGAATATAAAACGGTTGAGTCAATGAAGAAAGATAAGTTTGCAACATTTAAAAAGGCAAGGAAATTTGAGCTTTTGCCCTTCTCAATTACAACAAAACGTCAGTATAAAGAAAATGAAAAGGAAATTGCAAGATTACGGGAAGCTTTAGTTAATCTCACAGAACAAATAGACAAAGATTTATCACATGATGATCTAGTCCATGCGGAAGAAGCGTCAGCCATAAAAGCTGAAATAACCTCTATTAAGAGGCAGAGAAGCAGACTATTATCTCAACTTAAAGTTGTAACAAAAAACTTGAGTGGCGAACGCGTTATATCTGAAAGCGATATAGTTGAATTAGCGCAATTCTTTCCAGAGGCGGATATAAGAAAAATTAAAGATATTAACAGATTTCATGGTAAGATGCAGCAAATATTAAGCGACGAAATGACTGAAGAGGCGGAAAGATTGCGGGTATTAATTGAGTCTACTGAAATAGAAATATCTAGACTTGAAGATGATTTACGGAAACTTGGTATTCCTGCGAATCTTTCAAAACGTTTTTTAGAAAATTATTCAGAAATAGAACGAAAAATCAATATGCTGGAAGCACAAAATAGTGCCTATATTAATTCAACTAATCTAAAGGAGGAGGTAAAAATAGCCTCTGAAAATCTTAGAATAGCCCAAGAAAAAGAACTGCGTTTTATAGAGAGCGAAATTAATGAGCAGATGGTCCGTTTCAATGATTTTATTTATGATGAAACCCGTAAGGCTCCTGTTATTGATTTAGATAATGGAAAGAGATATGAATTTTACACTCCTGACGATACCGGTACGGGGACTTCATTTAAAAGCCTTATTATTTTTGACTTGAGCATTCTTAAATTAACTCCACTACCTGCTATTGCTCACGATTCTCTAATTTTTAAAAACATAGGTGATGCTCCGATTGACAAGATAATGGAGTTGTATATGCAAAGTAAAAAACAGATTTTCATCTCTCTTGATAAAGATGGTGCTTACTCTGAAAAAACAAGGTCTATACTTAACAAAACAGCCGTATTGCATCTTAATGAAGGCGGCGATGAATTATTTGGTCGCTCTTGGAACAAAAAAGATGCGACCCAAGGAGGCTTATAATGTATATAAGTTATAACAAACTATGGAAGCTGCTAATTGACAAAAATATGAATAAGCAAGATCTAAAAAAACTGAGCGGTGTTAGTTCTGCCTCTATTGCAAAACTAGGTAAAGGCGAAAACATCACTACAGATGTATTAGTCAAAATCTGTAAAGCACTTGATTGTGATATAACAGATATTATGGAGTTAATTCACGAAGAGAAGAAATGAACATTCAACAACAAAGAAAATATGGAAAGGAAGCGTTTTATATGGATAACCAAACCTATAATTCAATAGTAAACTTTATTTGGGGAATAGCCGACGATTGTCTGCGAGACGTATATGTACGAGGTAAATATAGAGATGTAATCCTGCCTATGACAGTAATCCGCAGATTAGATGCTGTATTAGAGGAAACTAAACCTGCTGTTCTTGAAATGAAAAAGAAACTAGACGAGGCAGGTATCACCAATCAGACTGCTGCACTATGCAATACAGCTGGACAGTCATTTTGCAACAGTTCACCTTTTTGCTTGCGTGATTTAACCTCTAGAGCAAAGAAACAAACTTTAAAGGCAGATTTTATAGCGTATTTGGATGGTTTCTCTCCTAATGTTCAAGAGATATTAGATAAATTCAAATTCCGCAACCAGATAGACACTATGATCGATGCAGATATACTTGGTGCTGTTATCGAAAAATTTGTATCACCTACAATCAATTTAAGTCCCAACCCGGTTTATAAAGATGATGAAAAGAAGGAAATTCGTCTGCCTGGTCTTGATAACCATACCATGGGGGTAATATTTGAAGAACTTATTCGCCGCTTTAATGAAGAAAACAATGAAGAGGCCGGAGAACACTTTACCCCTCGTGATGTTGTCGAATTAATGGCTGATCTTATTTTTGTACCAGTAGCGGATAAAATTAAGGATGCAACTTACTCATGCTATGATGGGGCTTGCGGCACAGGTGGTATGCTTACCGTAGCCCAAGACCGCCTGATGGAGCTTGCTGAAAAAGCTGGCAAGAAAGTATCTATTCATCTTTTTGGCCAGGAAATAAATCCAGAAACGTATGCTATAGCTAAGTCTGATTTATTATTACAAGGCCAAGGAGATCAGGCGGACCATATTGGGTTTGGTTCCACCCTCTCTAACGACCAATTTCCTACCTACCAGTTCGACTTCATGCTAAGTAATCCACCGTATGGTAAATCATGGAAAGTTGATGCGGATAAGCTCGGTGGCAAGAAAGATATTATGGACAGTCGTTTTGTGACCAACTTTGCTGATGATCCTAATTTCAGTATGATTCCAAGAACAAGTGACGGACAGTTACTTTTCCTACTCAACAATGTTGCAAAAATGAAGAAAACTACCGAGTTAGGTAGCCGTATCGCAGAAGTGCATAATGGTTCCTCCTTATTTACAGGTGATGCCGGACAAGGTGAAAGTAATGCCCGACGCTATATGATAGAGAACGACCTTGTAGAAGCGATTATTGCGCTACCAGAAAATATGTTCTATAACACAGGAATTGGCACTTTTATTTGGATTCTTTCTAACAATAAAGCTGAACACAGAAAGGGTAAGATTCAACTTATAGATGCTACTTCTTTAAAGTCGCCTCTTCGTAAAAACCTTGGGAAAAAGAACTGTGAGTTCACTTCTGAGATTAGGCGCCAGATTTTGGATTTATATATGGCTTTTGAGGAAAATGAGTATAGCAAAATTTTTGATAACAACGAGTTTGGTTATTGGAAAGTAACTGTTCTTCGCCCTGCATACAACGAAGATGGCACTATTCAAAAAGATAAAAAAGGAAAACCTGTTGTCAATAAAGAGCTAACAGATACAGAACAAATACCTTTTACCTATGAAGGTGGCATCGAAGCTTTCTTTGAAAAAGAAGTAAAACCCTTTGCTCCTGATGCATGGATTGATGAGAAAAAAACAAAGATCGGTTATGAAATTAGTTTTACAAAATATTTCTATAAACCGATTCAGCTAAGAACACTAGAAGAAATAACAGCAGATATTCGTTCACTCGAAGAAGAGACAGACGGATTACTTGCTGAGATTATAGGGGGTTGAGAGAATGTTGAAACCCTATGCGAAATATAAAGAAACACCTGCTCTATGGCTTAATAGTATCCCAGACCACTGGGAATCTCATAAAATACGTGAACTTTTTGTGGAAAGAAGTGAAAAAGTATCAGATAAGGATTATTCACCTCTTTCTGTAAGTAAAGCTGGGGTTGTCCCTCAAATTGCTACTGTTGCAAAAACAAATAATGGTGATAATCGTAAACTTGTTAGAAAAGGAGATTTTGTAATAAATAGTCGTTCGGATAGAAGAGGTTCCAGCGGCATATCCAATTATGATGGTTCTGTTTCACTAATTAACATAGTGTTAAAGCCACGCTCTTTTGTTAATGGTCGATATATGCATTATCTGCTTAAAAGCCATTATTTTATCGAAGAGTTTTACAGAAATGGTCGAGGAATTGTTGCTGACCTGTGGACAACTAGATATACAGAAATGAAATCTATATATCTGCCAGTTCCAAGCATTGAGGAACAAGACCAGATCGTGCGTTTTCTTGACTGGAAGCTTGCTAAAATCAATAAACTAATTCGAGCAAAGAAAAAGCAGATTGCATTATTAAATGAACAGAAGCAGGTTATTATCAATAACGCACTTACAAAGGGGCTAGATTCCCACGCTAAGTTGAAGGAAAGTGGAATTTCCGGGCTAGGGAGTATTCCATCCTCGTGGAGTGTTAAACCCTTAAAATATTGGGCTAAAAGCAATTTACAATCACTTAACTCGTCAACTGAAGCAGATTTTGAATTTGATTATTTAGATATTAGTTCTGTCGGTTTTGGCTATGTTAAACAAGAACCCGTACATTATAGATTTGATGAAGCTCCTTCACGAGCAAGAAGAATTGTAAAGTATGGAGATACTATTATTTCAACAGTTAGAACTTATCTTCGTTCTATGTGTTTTATTGATCATGATATAGAGCATTGTATTGTTTCCACTGGCTTTTCTGTTCTATCACCTATCAAAGAAACAGTATTGCCAGAAATATTATCTTATGCATTGAGCTCCGATTACTTTGTTAATGAGGTAATAAAAAATTCAATAGGTGTTTCTTATCCTGCAATAAACGATAAAAAGTTATTAAGCTTAAAAGTTGCTCTCCCCTCAACAATAGAAGAACAACTACAGCTTTATAATGAAATTAAATCAAAAACAACTCTATTAGATAAAGGAATTTTATCAATCAAACACCAAGTTACTCGTTTAGAGGAATATCGTACCCGCCTTATTTCCGATGTGGTAACGGGAAAAGTCGATTTACGTGATATCGAAATACCTGAATATGAAGCCGACTCTGATGAAACTATCGACGATGAAATTGATGATAATCTCGTCTTAGATGAAGAAGACGGAGAAATGGAGGTGGAATAACATGAGCGACGATTTTCATATGGAAATATCTATACCAGCAGATAACGATGGATATATACTTTTGCAATGCCCCAACTGTGGTACTTTCTTCAAAGCTACTCCTTCTGATATTGAGGACGATGGCGTACTTGAACTTTTTTGTCCAAGTTGTGGCCTTGTAGGAGAAGACTACATTACAGAGGATGTATTAGAGTTGGCTATGGCAATGGCGCAAAACAAGGCGATGGACATGATCCACGAAGAATTTAAAAAAATGGAGCGTCAATTTAGGAAAGGACCTGTTACTTTTAAGGCTGGAAAACGTCCCAAGCATGAGCCTGAAAATCCAGTTCGTTCTGGCATTGAAGCTCTAGAAATCGTATCATTTCCGTGTTGCAAGCGCACTGCCAAAGTAAAGCCTATTCTAAGTATGACCGGGTGCTACTGCCCGTTTTGTGGGGTGAAAAATTATGAAGTTGAATAGAGCAGACTTAAGAAAAATCATGTATGATTTCAACAGTATTTCTAGTCGTCTTCTACAAGCTGATTTCAACGACTATACAAATGTGCTATCAAAATTTATTGCATTTATTAAAAATACACCTATTATTATTGATTACATTATAGCTTGTGGAGTTTGTGATCAAGACTTGAAACAAGAGTTTGACGAAGTTAGTCGTTCTTACGGAAGATGTATTTTTTCTCTTGGAGATACAGATGAAGAAGAGATTCGAAATGTCTTTGCAATCTTAAACTATATTGCTGAAAATAACATCGAAATACATCTAGGCGTTGCCTTTGGATATTCGTCTTCAAAAAAATATCAAGACAAAATCAAAGGATTCAACGACCGAGTTGTTATGGTATTAATTCACCATATAGAAAGATACTTAACCAAGATAGGAATTGATATGGGAGTTGATGAAAAAATTATTTATTCAATTACAGTACAAAATGGACAAGTCAATATTGCCAACGACAATGCTTCCATTTCAGCAACCAATACAGTGGGCATTGATACTACCCAACTTGAAAAGTTGATACAAGCAGTGAGAAAAACTGCTGATGGTTTATCAAACGAAGATGCTGAAATTTTGAATAGCAATTTAGAAGTTATAGAAGAAGAAATAAAATCTGAAAACCCTAGAAAAGGTTTTATAAAAACTGCAGTTTCCGGATTGAAAATGCTAAAAGGAACCGCTGAGTTTGCTGCGGCAATTACGGCGCTAATTCAATTTATTAATCCATTGTTATAACAAGAACGGAGGTGGAATAAATGACTGCTACTAATACACGAGAAAGTGGTCTGGAATCTTTGATTGTAGATTGGCTTGTAAATCAAAATGGTTATGAACAAGGCAGCAATGCTGACTATAACCGTGACTATGCTATTGATGAAACACGCCTATTTCGTTTTCTTTCAGCGACGCAGCCAGATGAAATGGAGAAACTCGGTGTATTTAAAAGCGACTTAAAAAAGGCTCAGTTTCTAAACCGATTGCGTGGTGAAATAGCAAAACGCGGAATTATTGATGTACTTCGTAATGGTATTAAGGTTTATCCTGCTGACCTGGTTATGTTTTATCTAACACCAAGTGAGAGAAACATAAAAGCAAAAGCTCTATTTGAGCAGAATATTTTCAGTGTTACACGACAACTGCAGTATTCAAAAGATGCGACTCGTCTTGCCCTTGATTTGTGCATTTTTATCAATGGCTTGCCAGTTATAACATGCGAGCTTAAGAATCAACTTACAAAGCAAAATGTTGATGATGCTGTTTACCAATATAAAACGGATCGTGATCCGAAGGAACTGCTTTTCCAATTTAAACGCTGCATGGTTCATTTTGCAGTAGATGATGCAAGAGTCAAGTTCTGTACTAAGCTTGATGGTAAAGCTTCCTGGTTCTTGCCATTTGACAAAGGGTACAATGATGGGGCCGGCAACCCTCCAAATCCTTCTGGAATAATGACAGATTATTTATGGAAGGAAATCCTTGAGAAATATATGCTTGCACATATAATCGAAAATTACGCTCAAGTTGTTGAAAAAGTAGACCAGGAAACAAAAAAGAAAACATATACACAAATTTTCCCTCGTTACCATCAACTGTCTGCTGTTGAAAGTCTCCTTGCAGATGTACGTCATAATGGTGTCGGCCAAAGATACTTAATTCAACATAGTGCTGGTAGTGGAAAATCAAATTCTATTGCATGGTTAGCCCATCAACTCGTAGGGCTAGAAAAGGATGGAAAAGCCATCATTGACTCTGTAGTCGTTGTTACAGATCGTGTAATACTTGATAAACAAATTCGGGATACGATAAAACAGTTTATGCAAGTTTCTAATACTGTAGCATGGGCAGAACACTCTGATGATTTAAGGAAAGCAATAAATGGTGGTAAGAAAATTATAATAACTACTGTCCACAAATTTCCTATTATTCTTGATAGTATTGGCTCAGAACACAAAGGACGCTCTTTCGCCATAATTATTGACGAGGCTCATTCATCACAAAGCGGAAATATGTCCGCTAAGATGAATATTGTATTATCTGGTGAAGTTACTGGAGAAGAGGAAGACTTCGAAGATAAAATCAACCGTCTTATGGAAGGACGCAAAATGCTAAAGAACGCCAGCTATTTTGCATTTACTGCTACTCCTAAAAACAAAACACTTGAAATGTTTGGTATCCCATACCAAGACGGTGATGAAATCAAACATCGTCCGTTTCATGTATATACGATGAAACAAGCAATACAAGAAGGTTTTATTTTAGATGTACTCGAATACTATACCCCAGTAGACAGTTACTATAGGCTTGCTAAAACCATTGAAGATGATCCTTTATTTGACAAGAAAAAAGCACAAAAGAAACTCCGTCAATTTGTAGAAAGTAATAAGTTTGCCATATCACAAAAAGCAGAAATTATGGTGAACCACTTTCATGATCAGGTTATTTCAAAAGGGAAAATCGGCGGAAAAGCTAGAGCTATGGTGGTTACAAGCAGTATAGAACGCTGCATCGAATACTATTATGCAATTAATAAATGCCTTGCTGACAGGCGTAGTCCTTATAAACCTATTATTGCTTTTTCCGGAGAAAAAGAATATGGGGGTAAAGCTTTAACCTCTGCGGCCATTAATGGCTTCCCAGATAATACAATCGAGAAGGTGTTCCGCAAGGATCCATATCGATTTCTTATAGTGGCTGATATGTTCCAAACGGGTTATGATGAACCACTACTCCATACTATGTACGTAGATAAAATGCTGTCTGATATAAAGGCGGTTCAGACTCTATCTCGACTGAACCGCTCTCATCCTCAGAAACATGATACCTTTGTACTGGATTTTGCGAATAAGACAGAGACCATTGAAGCAGCATTTTCAAAATATTATCGGACCACTATTCTGTCTAATGAGACTGATCCGAACAAGCTTTATGATCTCATAGCAATTATGGAAGCTCATCAAGTATACGAAAATGAACATGTTGATTCGCTTGTTGAACTGTACTTAAATGGTGCAGATCGTGATAGGTTAGATCCTATCCTCGATGCATGTACTGCTATTTACAAAGAACTTGATGATGAAGGAAAAATTGAATTCAAAAGTGCAGCAAAATCATTTGTTCGAACATACGGCTTCCTTGGAGCTATTCTTCCTTACGGTAATGCAGAATGGGAAAAGCTATCAATATTCCTAAACTTATTGGTACCTAAACTCCCTTCTCCTAAAGAAGATGATTTATCTCAAGGAATACTAGATTCAATTGATTTAGATAGTTACCGAGTGGAAGCTCGCGATTCTATGTCTCTTGTATTAGAAGATACTGACGCTGAGATTGGCCCTGTACCTGCTGGTCGTGTAGGCGGCATAGTAGAGCCAGAAATGGATTTGCTTTCTAGCATTCTTTCATCATTTAATGATTTGTTCGGCAATATAGACTGGAACGATGCTGATAATGTTCGCCGTCAAATTCTTGAAATACCGGGAATGGTCACAAAAGATGAGCGCTATATTAATGCAATGAAAAATTCTGACAAGCAAAATGCACGTATGGAAAGTGAACGCGCCCTTCAGTCTGTTATATTTAGTATAATGGCCGACAACATGGAGTTATTTAAGCAGTTTAATGATAATCCTTCGTTTAAGAAATGGCTGTCGGATCTCGTTTTCAATTTAACATACAACCCTGAAGGAAAGCCATTTGAAACTCCTTCCAATGATTCGAATAACAAATAAGCTATTATGCAGCGGAGGTAAAGTATTATGGCTACACGTGGAAAAAGTATAAATCTATTTTTAATGGACGGTACACCAAATGGTAGAATCAAATGCACACTGGCTAATTGGACAGGCGTAGCATACAAAATACCACGCACAGAACTAGATAAATGCAAGGGACGCGAAGATTTATCACAGAGTGGTGTTTACTTCCTATTTGGCACTTCCGATCAAACAGATGACAATATAGTGTATATTGGTCAAGCTGGAGTACGAAAAAATGGTGAGGGTCTTCTATGTCGGTTGATAGAACATAAGCGAAATCCTGATAAAGATTATTGGACAGAGGCTGTTATATTTACTACATCCAATAATTCATTTGGTCCTACAGAGATTAGTTACCTTGAGAACCGATTTTGTAGGCTTGCAATTGAGGCAAATCGGTATGTCGTGAAAAACGGAAATGATCCTTCTCCCGGAAATATAACTGAGGAAAAAGAAAGTGAACTTGAAGAGTTCATTGATTACGCTAAGATTATAATGGGCGCTCTTGGGCACAAATTATTTGAACCTCTAACAGATAAACCTCAAGCAGCTATCACTGAGGAGGTTCCTGAAGAAGAATTGCTTCTCTTTATGAAACGAAAAAGTCGTAAGAGCGGACAAGTAATTGAGGCAAGCTGTAAGCGTACAAACGAAGGCTTTGTTGTCTTACAAGGTAGTCATATTGAAACTATAGATTCTGAGAGTATTCCGCCAGGTATTAAAGAACGTAGGCAAAGAGCCAAAATAGATGAAAATGGAATTCTTCAAGAAAATATCTTATTCCGTAGTCCATCATATGCTGCTGCTTTTGTCATCGGGGGCCATGTAAATGGACTGGTAGAATGGAAAACGAAAGACGGGGTATCATTGAAAGAAATAGAAAACAGTGAGGAAAATTAAACAGAAGTTTACATCTATCCTGTCTCCTCAACCCCTATGAAAAATGCCCGTTATCTAATCTGTCAACTCAGCCCTATCACTTTCAGGGCGGTCGATATGTTCCCGCAAACAATAAAAATAAGGGTTTCCTGACATTGTCACTTCAGGCTAAGCAGCCAAAAGAAAAGTTCAATGTCTGGAAACCCTTTATTTATGGGCACTTTCAGCCATCTATTTCTCAACCCTTGACATCAATACAACCGTCTCAACGTGTGTTGGGTGAGGAATAGGAAGGCAAATTTCCATTATCATTTTTCTTTTTTTTAATCTGCTTATGCATTTTACTCTGCACTGCATTAGAATATCCGGTCTTATATACAAAGGTTAGCTTGTAGGGATTAGCATTTCCATTCTCGTCAATCTCTCCGATAATAACCTTTTCTACAATACTTTCAAACACACAACGGTCAAAGTCCTTTAAAATTTCATTGTTTTCTAGTACCTTACGAAAATGTGCAATCCGTTTTTCAAGGTTAATTTCTTCCTTGGAGGATTGCTCCAGCTGTTCCCTTTCTGTTAATAATCCTTCTAAAATTGATTCCAATTCACTGTATTTTTTCTCATAAGTGGCTTTATCAATCGTTTCCTCTAAACGCATATCAATCAACCTATTACGTTTCTGCTCAATAGCATGAATTTCATTTTCTACTCTTACTAATTGTTTTTGAAAATCATTTTTGCTAAGAACACTTTCCATCCTTTCTATAAGTTCATCCAGAACATCTGAATTATTATGGCATAGCAGTTTATATGATTCAACAAATGCACCCTCAAGAATTTTTTCTTCAATGGCTTTGCTTGGCGGACAATATTTCTTGCCTTTTTTTGTAGCAGTTACGCATTGCCAGATAACCTTTTCATGATCACTACCACTATGCCAGTTCCGGCGCGATAAATTACTTCCGCAAAAGGCACACTCCAGCTTGCTGCTAAAAGCATATTGCCTACTGTATTTTTCACGTTTTCCCTTTTCTACTCCGCGACGTTTTGCACCTCTCCTGTCTAAGATTGCTTGAGCCTTTTCAAAGATTTCTTCACTTATTATTGGCTCATGATGGTTCTTTATATAGAATTGGTCTTCCTCACCATAATTGTCTAGTCTTCTCTTGGAAATTGGATCAACGGTAAAAGTCTTACCCTGCAAAACATCACCTTTGTATTTTTCATTTTTAATAATTCCTAATACTGCTGTATCATGCCATTCTGTGTTACCGTTTTTGGTTTTATAACCAAGACTGGTTAACTCTTTTGCTATGACATAAGCACCCGCACCATCAATATACCGATTAAATATGTATCTGACAATATCAGCTTCCGCTTCATTTATTGATATACTCTTGTCATTAGGATTATAATCATACCCCAGGCAGCTCTGGAAGCCAACCAGTTCTCCTCGCTTCATTTTCATTTTCAAGCCTTTTTTCACATTGGCCGATATGTTTTCTACTTCCTGTTGCGCCACTGAGCTTAATATGACAAGCAGCAGTTCTCCATCCATTGTCAATGTATTGATATTTTCATCTTCAAAAAATACAGCTATATTTCTTTCCTTCAACATCCGGACATATTTCAAGGTATCCAAGGTATTTCTGGCAAACCTTGATATGGATTTTGTTATGATCATATCAATTTTACCATCCATGCAATCGTTAATCATACGCTGGAAATTTTCACGTTTTGTAACCTGGGTACCTGTTATCGCTTCATCAGCATAGATGTCAACCAATACCCAATCCTTACGCTTTTTCACTAAGTCTGTGTAATACATAACCTGTGATTTATAGCTGTTTAATTGTTCCTCTGAATCCGTACTAACTCTTGCATAAGGAGCTACACGCAAAATATCCGCTACTTTTCCTGCAGTACGGTCAGATATTCTTCTGTTCGCTTTTATTACTTCAACTTCATGCATTAAAAGTCCTCCTTCGCAAAATGATTATTACGAAACCAGTATAATGAACAACTACCTATATGCCAAATGTGCAAATTAAGAAGTCAGGTCTGAAACTACACCGTAATCCTGCATAAGTTTATTTTTAATCAGAGAAAATTCTTTCTCAGTTATCAGAGCCAAAGACAACAATTGTCCCAACATGGCAATCTGCATACTGTATCGAATCAATTTACCCTTCATAAAGACCCTCCTTATCAGCAATCACAAATACTTCTAATTTTCAGATTCGCAGTAGGAAATGCGCCATAGTTTGAACAGCATATATACACATGCTTTCATTAACAGGCGCAATCCTATCCTGCGTTACTGTTTTGGTTTTTATATATTTATGTTATATCCGGCAGACAGCGGTTGACCGTCCTCATAGGAATCACACCTCCCCGTCAGCGACCGGGGCGCACTCTGGGACTTAACCTCGACTATGCGCAAGTATCATTATGCCTCCGTATGCGTTATCGCCAAAAGCGTAACCAACACTTTTTATTGCATAAGTATTCTTCGCTCACACCTTACCTTCATCCAGTCCATAAACGGAATTGATCCTTCGGTCGGAACTGGCGTTATACCGGCAGGTGGTCCTGGCGTACCTGCAATCTGGCTTTCCTTCTCAGGACATACGGGGAAAGTACCGGATAAACACTTATTCAATTATCAAAGAACACTTGAGGGGGTAGTATATGTCCCTCTACTAATCAGCAGATTTTTTGGCCAAAAGTTGCACCCCTTACAGAAATTTTTTTAAAAACTTTTCAATATTCTTTAATGCTTTTTCAATTGAACGGGATACTTGACATTTGTTAACACCCTCAATCCTGGCTATTTCTGCTTTGCTCATGCCAAGAAAAAAATGCGCATAGATACGCTTTGCCTGTTTTTCCGGCAGGCTGTTGATAGCAGCATATATTTCCTGTTTGCTCAGTTTTCGTTCATAGATTTCTTCCGGTGAAAATACAAGCAGAACAATATCTCTTTCTATTCCATAATCAGCGTCAAGAGAATAGTAGGCCTTGTTTACCCGGATGCGCTCGTAATCTGCATGTTCTTTTCGCTCAATCTGTTTGATCAGTTCTACAACTTCATCTGCAATTTCAATAAAAAAGTCAGATTTATAAAACGGGTATAAATCCCTTAAATTGATCTTTTTCATATATGAACCTCCGTTTTGATTTTTTTGAGTTAAAAACCAAAACAGAGGCGGAGGAGAACGGCACCCGATACAATTCTCCTTTTTTCGACAAAAAAAGCCTACTTGGATATAATACAAATAAGCTTTTTCTAAAACTGCGCTATTGTGTTTCCTAATATTACGCTCTGTTAGTTCTACTTGATGCCCACATTTGCCCTGTGATAAAAATGAGCTTTTTTTAACAATTGGAGATTAGCTGTGAGACAAAAAATGATGTCGGCTTTATCAAACCCGACCGCTATATATTAGCGGATGATGACCCCTCGTATTATGCTGGATAAACATTATTAAACCCTCCAAACCCGTAAGCCTGAAGGGGGATTCTTTAGACATGCGAAAACCCCGCCAAACTCACGCTTTTTTTTATTTGGCGGGTATCGTCTATCTTAATAACTTAATGTAAACCATATCTAATATGGAGTTATTTGATGGTACGCTCTATTAGTTCTTATTT